TCAGTAATCGACGCAATTACTAACACTGATTACACCAATGAGATCGCAAATTTTGGCGATAGCGTGAAAATTGTTCGCGAACCAGACATAACTATAACAGCTTACGAGAGGGGTACGACACTCGCAACCCAAGATCTCGTTGATAGCGATTTCACTATGGTTGTAGATCAAGCAAACTACTTCCAGTTCGCAGTGGACGATATTGAAGAAGCGCACAGCCATGTGTCCTTCCAAGACCTTGCTTCAGACCGCGCAGGATATAAATTGCGTGACTCATACGATGCAGAAGTTCTTGGTTACATGTCTGGATGGAAGACACCTTCCAACTGGGTGCGTAATACTACAACTAACGGTACTAAAGCCGACACTAATGCAGGTTCTGACGAATTACTTGCAGCCAACAAATTGGATATTACCGATTTTGGCGGGTCAGATCTTGGCGTAGCTGGCGAAGTAACATCTATTCCAATCGCTGCTGGCGGTGGTGCAGGTGGTATAACTTCACCTTTGGCTATAATGAACCGCATTGCCCGACAAATGGATCAGGCAAATGTAGACACTGATGGTAGATGGCTGGTTGTAGACCCTGTCTTCGCAGAAGTGTTAATGGACGAGTCAAGCAAGCTCATAAATTCTGACTTCGGTGGGGGTGATGAGATGCGTAATGGTCGTTTGCCAGGTACGATTAGAGGTTTCTCTATCTACAAGTCAAATAATCTTCCATACGAAGGTACAGGCGCTGGCGTGTCAGCGGCTGCAGGTTCAGAAACTAACTTTTCTGTTCTAGTAGCTGGTCACGCTTCTGCAGCAGCAACTGCAGAGCAGATTGCTAAAACAGAGACTTTCCGTTCACCAACTACATTTGCAGACATTGTTCGCGGAATGCAATTATATGGTAGGAAAATACTTCGTCCTGAAGCTCTTTTCACAGCAAACTATAACTTAGCATAATATCTAAGTCAATAAAAGGGGCTGGTTTTATACTGGCCCCTTGTCACTATTTTAGGACATTTTATTAATGGCTTCTACTTATATAGATCTTTGTAACAAAGTATTACGTCGTTTAAATGAGGTAGAGATAGCTACGGCTGAATTTCTCAATACTAGAGGTATACAAAGTCTAGTAAAAGACGCAGTACAAGCCGCTGTAAGCAAAATTAATCAGGCAGAATATGAGTGGCCTTTTAACGCTGCAGAGTTTAGCCAAGTACTGACTGCAGGGCAGACAGAATATAATTGGCCTACCGCTTTTAAAAAAGCTGATTACAATAGTTTTCAGATACAAAAAGATTCCAGTTTAGGGGCTTCTTTTAAGTCTCTAGGCTATTTAGAAAGAGATGATTGGTACGCTAATCATAGAGATGCAGATTATGAAGCTGGTAGTGCAGGAAGAGGTATACCGGATAATGTATTCCCTTCGCATGGAAATGGCTTCGGAGTAACCCCCTCACCCAATAAAGCTTACACAGTGAGATTTAGATATTATCTAAACTACACAGACCTTACTAATGCAAGTGACGTAACTAGAATACCTGAAAGCTTCGACACTGTTATAGTAGATGGTGCTTTATATCATTTGTATATGTTTAAGGACAACTTGGACGCAGCCAACGCTGCATATCAAGCCTTTATGCTAGGTATTAAAGATCTCCAAACACTGTTCATAAATAATTTTGAGTACATTAGGGATACAAGGGTAGCCTTCTAATGGCAGATCAAATTGAGTCCTTTAAACTTATCTGTAGCGGTGGTCTAAATAGTAATGAAAACCACTTAGCGTTATCAGATAATAATTCTGGTGCAGCTACAAGACTAGTTAACTTTGAGCCTAGTCTATATGGCGGCTACAGACGCATCGAAGGATATAATCATTTAGGTGGGATAGATACTACGGTTGGCGGTACTAATGCAGAAGGTAAAGTACTAGGATTAGCTATCTATAAAAATGAGCATATAGGAAATCCTTTCTTTATTGCTGCTAGAAAAGACGTAGGCGCGACTACTTATAAGTTTTACAAATTTATTCCCTTTTCAGGTTGGCAGTTAATAGCCAATCAACCAACAAGAAATACTGTATCAGGTAGCCTAACCGTTAATAAAATTCGTAATGTACAGTTTGATTGGGGTAATGGTTCAACAATATGCTTCGTAGATGGGGTCAATCCTGCAGTAATTTTTGATGGGTTAAACTGGTACGAATTACTTCAAGCAAATACAGGAGGAACTTCTTCTGCAGGTGGGGATCAGCTAGTAGATGCCCCTTCGATAGTAGGAGAATATCAAAACCATCTCTGGGTTGGTGGTGACCTTACCTCTAGAGCTACCATAAGACACTCTGCGCCCAACGATCCATATACTTGGACTTCTTCTGCAGGAGGAGGCACTCTAAATCCTGCATTTAATGTAGTACAAATAAAACCTTTTAGAGATGATTTATTCGTTTTTGGAACCAACTCTATAAAGAAAGTAGGAACATCTAAGAACTCTTCAGGTGGAATTACTTTTGCTCTAGAGAGTGTGACTAACAACGTAGGCTGCATAGCCAGAGACAGCGTAGTCGAAATTGCAGGTGACCTACTATTCTTAGCACCAGACGGCTTTAGACCTGTATCCTCAACCTCTAAAATTGGAGATGTTGAATTAGAGACAGTAAGTAAATCAATTCAAGTTACTTTAGTAAATCTAATTAAAAACAACAATGCAGATACAGTTAATTCCGTAGTCATTAGAAGCAAGTCTCAAGTAAGATTTTTTGTAGGTGATGATACTACAGACCAAATAGATAGCTACGGAATTATTGGGGGTTTATATGATAGCCAAGGTTCTATTGAGTGGTCATTTGGTGAGTTAGTTGGAATTAGAGCCTCTTGCTGTGAATCCGGTTACATAGACTCAGAAGAATTTATAATTCATGGTGACTTCGATGGCAAAGTTTATCAGCAAGAAACTGGCAGTAGCTTTGCAGGGAATGACATAGTTGCAGTATATGCTACGCCTTATTTAGACTTCGGCGATACAGAAGTTAGAAAGACACTCCGCAAGGTAAATACCTTTGTGAGAGCCGAAGGTCCAACAACATTCTTTTTATCACTTGATTATGATTGGGGAGACTACAATACCAGTAAGCCCTCAGAATATACCCAAGCATCTACAGGTGGCCCAGTTAGATATAATGCACTTAATTTAGATTACGGAGATGCCAACGCTCTCTATGGCGGCAACTCAAAACCAATTCTTACGGCTGACGTTCAAGGATCAGGTTTTTCAACAAGAGCAACCTTTGTAACGGTAGGGCAATCACAGCCCTACTCTATCCAAGGATTAGTATTTGAATTTTCGATTTCGGGGAGAAGGTAGAACATGGCAGGATATACTCGCCAATCTGTAAGCCAAATTATCAATGGTGCGGATATTACGGCTCCACCGCTTAATGCTGAATTTAACCAACTATTAGCAGCATTTGAAGCAGCAACAGGACATGGTCATACAGGCGCTACAGGAGATGCACCACAAATACCTCTAGCTACTTCTGTATCGGGAGTTCTTCCTGCAGTACATGGCGGTACAGGAGGTAAGAATAATTTTACTACAAGCAATCCTACTATTACAAACGATAGCTCACAGAGTTATGCGGTGGGATCTCTGTGGATAAATACTACTACAAAAAGAATATTTATTTGTGCGTCTGCGACTGCTTCTGCAGCCGAATGGCATGAGATCGTAGCCAATACTGGAACAAGTATAACGCCTTCAGTATCCAACACCATAGACATTGGCTCCTCAAGCCTAAAATACAAAGACCTACATCTCGCAGGTAACGAACTTGTAGGTGGCACACTTGGAGTAACAGGAATTACAACTCTTGGTACTCTAAACGGCACTACTGCAAATATCTCTGGCCTATCAACTTTAGCTCAAGCTGACGTTAATAGCGGTACAATTGATAACACAGTAATCGGTGGGAATACTGCTTCTCCCATTACTGGTACTCAGATTACTGCTAACTCAGGTTTTGTAGGATCAGTTACTGGAGATGTAACAGGTAACGTCACTTCTTCTGGAACCTCTGGCTTTAATAATATCACTGCCTCTGGAACGATCACTGGTAATGTAACTGGTGATGTCACAGGCAACATAACTGCAGCCTCTGGCACTAGCCAATTCAATAATGTGACCGTCAATGGCACACTGAATATGGACGCAGGAACTACTGGTACGATTACCAATCTTACTGATCCGTCTAACCCACAAGACGCAGCAACAAAAAATTATACCGACACACAACTAGCAAACCTAGTAGCTTCGGCTCCTGCAGCATTAGACACCCTGAATGAACTTGCTGCAGCCATCAACGATGATGCAAATTTCTCAACTACGATTACTACCAGTATAGCTACAAAATTACCTCTGGTAGGTGGCACTATGACAGGTGCAATCGCTATGGGTACAAATAAGGTTACTGGTGTAGGTGATCCGACAAATGTCCAAGACGCCTCAACCAAGAATTATACTGATACGCAGGACAACTTAAAGGTTTCTAAAAGTGGCGATGGCATGTCTGGTCCACTTGCGATGGGTACTAACAAGATCGTTAACTTGGGTACGCCAACTGCAAATACTGATGCAGCGACTAAGGGCTATGCTGACGGTATCCTTGGTTCAGCTACAGCGGCATCTGCTTCGGCAGCGGCTGCAGCTACAAGTGAAGCCAACGCAGCCAACTCTGAGTCCAATGCGGCTACCTCTGCTACCCTAGCTCAAGATTGGGCTATTAAGACTAGCGGCACAGTCGATGGCACAAATTTCTCAGCTAAATATTGGGCCACTCAAGCAGACATAGGAACCGTTGCAACCAATATAGCAAATATTAATACAACGGCTGCAGCAATTGCTAACGTCAATCTCACTGGGGGATCAATTGCAGCGGTCAACACAGTAGCAACCAATATAACAAATGTTCAGGATTTCTTCGATACTTACTTCGTTGGAGCCAACCAACCCACAGGCTCAAATGTTACCGAAGGGGATTTATGGTTCGACGCAACGGCACAAATCCTAAAAGTCAGATCAGCAAGTGGATTTCAGAGTGCAGGTAGCTCCGTAAACGGTACGGCTGAACGCAAGGAGTATACTGTTGGAACTAACTCAGGCAGCTACACTAGTGGCTCACTGACTACGTTTCCTGCAACATACGACCCCCAATTTTGTGATGTCTATTTAAACGGAATAAAATTAGCACCTTCAGATTTCACCGCAACAGATGGAGCCAATGTGGTCTTGGCCTCTGCAGCGGCTACAGGGGATTCAATTTCGATTGTATCATTTGGAACCTTTTCACTGGCAGACCACTACAACAAAACGCAGGTCGATGCATTCATCGATGATGTAGAAACTCTAGCATTGGCAGGAATTTAAAATGGCAATTAATACAACTACAGTTGAATCAAATTTAACTACTAAACTAAACGCAACTAGTGGCACAACAGATGCCAAAGAGTTCTTGCTTTTAGGCAAGGCGGTTGAAGCATTACAACCATCAGTAACGGTAACGAGCATTCAAAATGAGGGCGCTACCCAAGTAGCAGCCGTACAAGCTGCAGGTTCTAGTTTTGCTCCATTAGCAGGGGCTACCTTCACTGGCGCAATAGATATGGGTTCAAACAATATTACCACCACTGGTAAAATCTTGTACTCCAATGTTTATTCTCAACTATCTGACCTTCCATCAGCCTCAACATATCATGGGATGTTTGCTCATGTGCATGGCACTGGCAAAGGGTACTATGCACATGGTGGAGCATGGATACCGCTAGTAAATGAGGACAGTTCTGGAAACGTCACCATTGGTGGAAACCTCACAGTTTCAGGGACCACCACTACTGTGAATAGTACAACTCTAGACGTTGCTGACTTGAATATCACAGTAGCTAACGGAGCCGCTGACGCAGCAGCAGCTAATGGCGCAGGGTTAACGGTAGACGGTGCTTCAGCCACATTTAACTATGCCAACAGCGGTGACAAGTGGACGATGAATAAACCGCTAGATGTAACTGGTGCGGTTACGGCTACTGGAGCAGATATTACTGGTACGCTGAAGATTGATGAAGTTATTGAGCATGTTGGAATAACAGGTGCTACAAGTGGTTCAATTAATATGAACCTTAAAGAAAATGCTGTTCTTTTCTACAATGTAAACCAAACTGCTAACAGAACTATCAACTTTAGAGGTGATGGGTCAACGACTTTAGACAGCATGATGGCTGTTGGCGAAAGCATAACTTGTGCTGTACCAATGGCTCAAGGGTCTACCGCATATTACCTCAACGCCTATCAAATAGATGGTTCAGCCGTAACTCCTAAGTGGGTTGGTGGTGCGCCTTCTGGTGGAACTGCGAGTGCAATAGATACCTACACTTTCACAATTATCAAAACTGCTTCTGCAACTTTTACAGTTTTAGCAAACCTAACAGCTTACGAATAATAGAGGGAAATCAGAATGATATTTCCAAAGAAACCTCAAATATTAT